CAAACTCGCAGGATCAAACAAGTTTTACCCGCGGCGGGACTAGGGTGTGTGTTAGAAATTGAAGGTCTATCACAGCGCTTCAAGTCTATGCTTAGACCTAGTGTGGAACAGCAGTGGGCGGGCTTATTGGAAGTTAGTGGTGGGTATTTATTGTATGGGTTTTACGACCAGCCTATAAAACCTACCTGGAGATTAGTATAATGCCAAAAGCAGTTATATCGAATAGAATCTATATAGACAATCCAGGTAAGGATCATAGCAAGCACGTAATCCAAACCCTTACCTATAAAATACACAAGGATACAGGCAGTAAGAAGTTTAGTAGTGTTGAAACTATTAAAAACTATAAGCTCCTAGCTGGTGGTATAATATCCCTGCCGCAAGGTAGACTAGACCTGATTCCTGCCGACTGGGAACTAGTAGACAAACGAGTGCTCAATCCGGTACCGTTTCCTACGCCTAAGTACGAGCTGCGTGAGGATCAGCGTGTAGTGTACGATGAAGTAACGGATACTTGCTTTATCAATGCCCTAGTAGGTTGGGGCAAGACTTTTACTGCGCTGCATGTAGCACGCAAGCTAGGTCAAAAGACGCTGGTAATTACACACACTACAGCACTGCGAGATCAGTGGGTAGAGGAAGTGGAAGCACTGTTCGGAATGCAGCCCGGTGTAATTGGCAGTGGCAAGTTTGATATTGAAGATCACGCTATAGTGGTAGGAAATATACAAACCATAGTTAAAAACCTAGAACCACTTCAAAAAGAGTTTGGTACTATTATACTAGACGAAGCACACCACTGTCCTGCAACTACGTTTGCGGGGACAGTGGATGCGTTTCATGCTAGATATCGCATAGCGCTTAGTGGTACAATGATTCGCAAAGACGGTAAGCACATACTGTTTCAAGATTATTTTGGTACCACTGTGTATAAGCCTCCACAGGCTAACACAATTAATCCTGCAGTGCATATAGTAAAAAGTGGCATCACACTAAAACCTGGTGCTACTTGGGTAGAGAAGATTAATGATCTAACTCAAAATGATAACTATAGAAGATTTATTGCTGGGGTGGCTAATTTACATATTAGTAAAGGCCATAGTGTCCTTGTTGTAGCAGACAGAGTAGAGTTCTTAGAAAAGGTAAAAGAGTATGTTGGAGAAACGTGTGTGTTGGTTACTGGCGAAACCGATTTCGAAGCCAGGCAACGAGTCAAGGAACAAATCCTCAACAAAGAAAAGATGTGCATTGCTGGAAGCCGTCAAATCTTTGCCGAAGGAATCTCCATCAACATCCTTAGCTGCGTAATACTAGCAGTTCCAATGAGTAACGACAGTTTACTAGAACAAATTGTGGGTCGTATTATGCGACCACATGAAGGTAAACTAGACCCTATAGTAGTTGATATTCAATTTGCTGGCTGGGCCGATAAAAAGCAAAATACAGATAGACTAGGTCTTTACCTACGCAAAGGCTGGGAAGTTGTAACGGTATAAAAAATTCAACTTGTCCGTGCACAGCTAATCTGATATAATATAATCTAAGTTAGCAACTATGACTCTGTTTTTCAACTTACAGACGCTGGAGGCTAAGACTAAAAATAACCCTAAACTTTTAGTTGATACTTTACAGCTGCATTTCTTAAATAAAACTTTGCCAAAAAATGCCAAAATTCAAGCGAAACCGCTTTCTAACATCAGTGGCAACAGTTACTTACTAAATGCGGCACCCCTATTCGCGGATAAAATCACAGACATTATCTATAAAGCACAGTATATAAAACTAGCTGGTCGCAGAGACTATCTTCAGTATAAACTTTACGGCGACAAGTCACTAGACCTATCGTACTTTTTAGATATAAATTTAGACTACATCAAACACAATCCGCTTTTAACAATCACAAACAACAAAATTAAATTCAAATACGAGGAATAAAATGGCACTTAGTTTCAAGCAAACCAAAGGCAAGGCACAATCTAATAAGGTTGAGTCCTATGAATACAAAGACGGCGAAAACACTGTACGCTTGATCGGTGGAGTGTTGCCGCGATACATTTACTGGCTCAAGGGCAGCAATAACAAGGATATTCCTGTTGAGTGCCTGGCATTTAGTCGCGAAAAGGAAAAGTTCGACAACATGGAAAAAGACCATGTTCCTGACTACTTCCCTGACTTGAAGTGCACTTGGAGTTACAGCGTTAACTGTATCGACCCTAAGTCGGGCAAAGTTGTGGCCCTTAACCTGAAAAAGAAGCTGTTTGAGCAGATTGTAACTGCCGCAGAAGATTTGGGTGACCCCACAGACTACGATACTGGTTGGGACGTTGTATTCAAGCGCGTTAAGACTGGTCCTCTGCCCTTTAATGTTGAGTATACCTTGCAAGTGCTACGCTGCAAGCCCCGCGCACTCAGTGATGACGAGCGTGCTATGGCTGATGCCGCAAAGTCCATTGACGAAAAGTTTCCTCGCCCGAATGCTGACGAAGTGAAGGCTCTGCTGGAGAAGATTACCAGCAACGAAGACGAAGCCGATAGCGATAGTAGCGCACAAGAAGCTGTTAACGAACTCAACGGTTAATCGCCAAAGCCCAGTAAAGTGAAGAGCTTACTGGGCTTTTTTGCCTCTAAAGGAATTAGATGAAAGTTTTATTCACGGCCGACGTACACATTAAGTTGGGCCAAAAGAATGTTCCGGTGGAGTGGGCTAAAAATCGCTATAACCTGTTGTGGGCGCAGCTGGAAGAGATTCAGCAAGGGTGTGACGCTTTCATAATCGGTGGTGATGTGTTCGACAAACTGCCTAGCATGGAGGAACTAGAGTGTTACTTTGATATGGTAACGCACTGCAAAGTTCCCACCGTAATCTACAGTGGTAATCACGAAGCTGTTAAGAAAGATACCACTTTCTTGAGTAACTTAGCACAAGTTACCAATCGCCTAAATCGGCAAGTAATAGTCGTAGATGACTACTACAGCGATTGGGGCATAGAGTTTGTTCCCTACAACAAACTAAAAGATTTTGAAAAGGGCAATCACCCTTGGCCTGAGGGCGGGCAAGTGCTGTGCACACACGTTCGTGGCGAGATTCCGCCGCACGTAAAGCCTGAAGTGGATTTGGATATATTCCAAAAGTGGCAAGTAGTCTTAGCAGGAGATTTGCACAGCTATGAGAATTGTCAGCGAAATATCCTCTATCCCGGCAGCCCAGTTACTACTAGCTTTCATAGATCTAGAGTGGATACTGGTGTTATTGTTTTGGACACTGTTTCTTTGGACCATAAGTGGCACACCTTGGAGCTTCCGCAGCTTATCAGGAAAACGGTAGGTGTTCACGACCCTAAGCCGCCAACAGACTACGACCATACCATTTACCAAGTTGAAGGCGATATGCAAGAACTTGGTGAACTGGAGGACAACGAGCTTATTGACCGCAAGGTAATGCGTCGGGAAACAGACGTTGCACTTATGCTAGACAAGGACATGGACTTGTCGCAAGAAGTAAGTGAGTACTTGCAGTATATTTTAGCCTTGCCGCAAGATACAATCGACAAGGCACTAAAGGAATTACAAAACTATGCAAACAAAATCGAACAGGTATAGTATAGCACAAGTATGGTCTCAACCAAACTGCCCTGCTTGTGATGAAGCCAAACGATTGCTGGAACTGCACCAGATTCCATTTGCAGTATGTGAACTAGGCCAGCCTGGTTACACTAAAAAGGAGCTGCTGGACATGGTGCCCAATGCACGCAGTGTTCCACAAGTATTCTTAAACGGCTTTCATGTGGGCGGATTACAAGAACTAAAGCGATTGCTAAATGATAACGATAAAAGAATTAAGATGGAGTAATGCGTTTAGCTATGGCGAAAACAATGCAATCAACTTTGTAAACGCACCACTAACGCAACTGGTTGGTAAAAATGGTCACGGCAAGAGTTCGATTGCCTTGATCTTGGAAGAAGTGCTGTTTAATAAGAACAGCAAGGGCATTAAAAAAGCTGATATTCTTAATCGTTATATCAAAGACAAGCAATACAGCATTGAGCTGGACTTGGAAAAAGACGGAGTAGAGTACTCGATCAAAACTACTCGTGGCAATACCCAAACGGTGAAGCTGCTAAAGGATAGTCGCGATATTAGTGCTCACACTGCCACCCAAACCTATAAAATGATCGAAGACATTATAGGTATTGATCACAAGAGCTTTTCGCAGATTGTGTATCAAAGCAGTGCAAACAGCTTAGAGTTCTTGATGGCAGCAGATACTGCTCGTAAAAAGTTCTTAATCGAAATCTTAAATTTGGGCAAGTATACCAGGGCAGCCGAAGTTTTCAAAGAAGTAGCTCAAGACTTAAGCAAAGACATTAGTGCCGCACAGTCGCAGGTAAACACGGTTAAGCAATGGCTGGACAAGTACAGTGGTTTTGATACTACACCTAAAGTGTTGGTTAGTGCACCGCAACTGGACGAAGATAGTATTGCAACCAGCAAGCAGCTTAGCAGTACACTGCAAACCATCGAGCAAACCAATCGCAAAATTCAGCAAAACAACACCTACAAGCAGTTACAGGCTAGAATCCAACTAGTGCCGGTTCCTGCAAAGCCTGTGGGTAGTGCAGAGCCACTACAAACTGAAAAGATTAAGCTAGACAAGACTGTGCAGGATAGTCAAGCATTTATAAAGAAAATGCAAGCCCTGCACGGTACTTGCCCAACGTGTTTGTCCAGCATTGACGACACGCGCGTTAGCAGCATGATCGAAGAGTGCAATGTGGAGATTAATGGTGCAAAAGCCAGGCTAGTAGAACTTGATTTAGCAATTAAGGAGTTCAAGGCTGCAGAAACTAGCTGGAAACAAGCTGAAGAAGCCCAACAGTCCTGGGAGAAGTATCATCAGCTAATTGACTTGGAACTGCCTAGTGATGTATTGGACAAAGACGAGCTGCAAAAGCAGTTGACGGCTCTGGAAAAGTCCATACAGGACACCAAGCAAAAAATTCAAGAAGCAGAGCGTAAGAATACTGAAGCCAGTGCTCACAATGCTAGAATTGAGCTGGTCAAAAGGCAGCTGGTGGAAATGGAGCAGGAGCTGGAAAACCACGGCTCACTGCTGCACGAGCTAAGCGAGCGCATGAGTATTATCAATGTGCTTACCAAAACTTTTAGCACAACTGGTTTGGTTGCTTACAAGATCGAGTGCTTGGTAAAAGACCTGGAAGACATTACTAATAAGTATCTTGTAGACTTGAGTGATGGCAGATTCCAGATCAGCTTTAAAATCAACAGCAGTGACAAGCTCAATGTGGTTATTACCGATAACGGCCGAGACATTGAGTTTATAGCTCTTAGCGGCGGCGAGCGTGCACGAGTAAATGTGGCAACGCTACTCGCAATTCGCAAGCTAATGCAGACCCTAAGCCAGAGCAGAATCAACTTGCTTATACTAGACGAGACGGTGGAGGCACTTGATCCAGACGGTAAAGACAAGCTGGTGGAGGTGCTGCTCAAAGAAGAGCACTTAAACACTTTCCTAGTCTCACACGGCTTTACTCACCCACTGCTAGAAAAAGTAAATGTTGTTAAACGCAGCAACATTAGTAAGATCGAGGTTTAACATGGTAAAAATTGAACAGATTAAAGACGCCAAGGTGTTTGTAACCCGTGATGGCGTTCGCAGACAAGTGTTCTTGCACCAGCTTATCACTCGCCAAGAAGCGGAAACCCTAGAAGTTGAGGGCGGTAGTGTGGTGTATAGTGTAGACGAGCAAGAGCTGGTAACTAAGGAAGCACCCAAGGCGGTCACACCGCCTGCTCCCGCACCCACTCCTAAGCGGTCGGCAAAGCAGATTGCACAAGAAGCTAAGCTCAAGCAGGAGGCTAGCGAGTAATGGTGGACTCACGGGCCAAAGGTGCTCGTACGGAAACCCAGGCTCGTGATGTATTACGCAAGCACAGCGGTTTAGGGTGGGAGCGCGTACCAGGTAGTGGTGCGCTCGACCCTAAACATCAGCTAAAGGGCGACCTATACGTGCCCAACTCACAAAACTTGTGGTGTGTGGAAGTCAAGGGATATGCAGAAGATCACCTTACTTCACAGATCTTGACAAGTAAAACTTCGCAGTTAATTGAGTGGTGGCGTCAAGCCTACCGCCAAGGCTGCCAAGTAAACAAACAACCACTCTTAATATTCAAATTTGATCGCAGCAAACTGTTTGTGGCATTTGAAGATTTGCCAAGTAGCAATAACTACCCTTTCATATGCATCAGCCGTGAAGGGTTTGAGTTTTTCGTTGCCCTACTCGACGACTGGCTAGAGCACGAAACACCAAAATTTGTGGCTTGAAATTCAACACTATATTTGATATAATATACTATCTAAAATGTCAAAAACTTTCAAAATAATGCAACAAACAGAAAATACGCTGCTGGTCGTAGACGCACTTAACTTAGCGTTCCGCTACAAGCACAGTGGTGCTACTGACTTTCAGGAAGACTACCTGCGTACAGTACAAAGCCTTAAAAAGAGTTATAAAGCTAATAAGGTTATAATCGCCTGTGACCAAGGCTCTAGCCAGTATCGCAAAGAGCTTTATGTGGAGTACAAGCAGAATCGCAAAGATAAGTTTGAGCAGCAAACAGACGCTGAAAAAGCGCAGTTTGAGTTGTTCTTTGAAGACTTTACCAAAACGCTGGACTACATTCGTGAAACCACAGACTATCCTGTGGTGAGATTTCAAGGCGTTGAGGCTGACGACATTGCAGCGTATATAGTTAACCGCAAGAAAACCATAAACACAGACAATATTTGGCTGGTCAGTAGTGATAAAGACTGGGACTTGCTAATACAGCCAAATGTAAGCAGATTTAGTTATGTTACCCGTAAAGAAACTACTTGGGATAATTGGCACGAACACTATGACTTTAACCCAGAAGATTACATTAGCATTAAGTGTCTTACTGGCGACAGCGGCGATAATGTCCCTGGTGTTCCTGGTATTGGGCCTAAACGCGCTCAACAGCTGGTTGTTGAGTTTGGTAGTACTTATGACATTATTGCTAGCTTGCCTATCGCTAGTAAGCTAAAGTATGTGCAGGCGCTGAATGAAAGTGGTGAGCAGTTACTACTCAACTACAAACTAATGGACTTGGTTACTCACTGCCACGAAGCACTGGGTGAGTCAAATTGTGAACAAATAGATACAATCTTAGAAAATTATGTCAACAACTAATAGTTATGTTCTTACGACAGGCAGTGTAAACTTTGCTAGCGAAACGCGCAGCACAGTTCAGTGCCTAGTAAGTGAGGGCGCTAAGCTACCACAACGTCAACACCAGTGGGATGCTGGAGCTGATTTGTTTGCCTACCTACCAGATAGCAAAACCATATACCTGGAGCCTGGAGAACAGCAGCTGGTGGACACTGGCGTGGCGGTTAAGATTCCCTACGGCTATGTAGGTTTGGTATACAACCGCAGCTCGCAAGGTAAAAAGGGAATTACTATCCCACACAGCGTTGGAGTTATAGACGCAGAATATCGCGGCACACTTAAGGTGCTGCTAAAGAATACAAGTAATGAAACTTATCAGATCAACCAGTGGGATCGCATTGCACAGCTTGTGGTACAAAAGGTTGAGCTGGTACACTTTCAAGACGTTTGGAATGATACACAACGCGGTACTGGCGGATTTGGCAGTACCGGAACTTAGTTAAAGGATTAGTATGACCGAAACCGATATAGCTTATGCAGCGGGATTTTTTGATGGTGAAGGTTGTATAAGTATTTCTAAGAACGGTGCTGTAGATATAAGAGTAACTAATACGGCTAAAAATGTTTTGGTAAGACTGCAGAACATTTTTGGCGGATCAATTACTAATAGAACTCAACGTACCAATAAAACGCAGTACGCCTACTCGTTCTATGGCGAAGATGCCATAGAATTTATTAAGTTAATTAAACCTTACTTAATAGATAAATTACCACAAGCAGAAGCTATATTAGAATATTATACGCTTCGTAATGAAATTAAATCTGTAAGAATACCTGGAGTCAAAGGACAGTTTGGTAATCCTGATAGAGAAATCCTGGTACAGGTAT